CGCTGCGTAACTACCCCGTCTAGTTACACCCTGGCTAAACGCCAACATTTCTGAATCTACAACTTTCATAAAGGGCAGAACACCAGTAGACTCAGAGCCTTTCGACGTCTTTGTCCCTTGTGACCTCACGTCGCTCCACCCGCCGCCGATTCCACCACCCATAGATGATAGATATGCGTTCTCAGTGTAGTGACCTGTTATCCCTTCCCTACTGTCTTCTATATAATTTAGAAAACAACTAATTGGTAAACCTCGTTTTGTTCCGCCATTGGACAAAACAGGGGTTGCAAACATAAACCATAGATTACTTGCATAATCATAGATACGCTGCGCATGGTCTTCATCATCTGCAAAAGCTTCTGCAGCTCTGGCAAATGCCTCTTGTGGACTTTTTTCGTCCCCGACCATATAACGGTCTTTTAAAGTTTGCTTACTAAAGTCTGTAAGTAAACTATCTTTACTATAATCAATTTTTAACATTTAAGTGTTCCTGTATTCCTAAGTCTATTACTTGCTTGTTCTTTTCTCCTATAGCTTCTTCTGCGTAGGTAACTAAATCCATTAGTTCTACATTTAAAAGTAGCTGTTCTGCATTTTCATTTAGAGATTGAATATATTTATATTTGCCCTCTAAAGGAACTGCTGCATAGATATCAAAGATATTTCCATATTGGTTCATTATTTCTACTGCGCGTTTAGGACCAATCCCTGGTATACCAGGTACATTGTCTCCTTTATCGCCAGTCAGACATTTGAAGGTTATATAATCTTCTACTTCAAAGTCGTAGTGTTCGTCCCAAGTATTCAATGTAACCTCTTTTCTAGTTACAGTACTGAATCTTGATACTTTGTCTGTTATCAATAAGTCCCAGTCTCTATCAGAGGAAATCATCCAGCACTCATCGAAATTATACTTATCTAAGTTCATACTTATATAAGCTGCTATATCATCAGCCTCAACTCCTTTGAATTGAAAGACTGGGTGTTTTTTCTTTATTAAGGTCAGAGTATCACTAAACTCTGCCATAAACATTGCAAACTCTTTTTCTTCTTCAGGAGTTTGTTCTGCGTATTTTTCTTTTCGGTTTGCCTTGTATTCTGGAAACAGATTTTTTCTATAACTACTGCCGCCATCTGCTAGTACAATAATAGTACCTGCATTGTATGACTTAGCTAAGCTTTCTACTGTTCTTGCGTATTCATATTTGAAGTCTAGTACACCTTGATGTTTCCATCTAAATGCAATGTTTAACCCATCAACTATCAGCAAGTTCCCAATCGGAGCTTGGCTCCCAAGGTCTGAGAACGTAATCGCCATTTGTAAATTTAATCTCCTCTTTATCTAGCCAGTGTTCTGCTAATAATATATATGCACCTAGCCAGGCAATATGCATATACTTTAGCGTGTTAAGTGGTTGTCTTGCTGTAGCTACAAAAAACTTACCATGATTCTCTCTAAATATTAAGAGAGGCTCTTGTTCCATTTGTTGTGCTTGTTTACAAATCTTACTCCACCACTTATATAAATTGTTACTCTTTTGAGTGTATATTTTTGAGTCAAAGCCTACATGCTTGTAGAACTTAACTTCTACACAGAATATATTATGCTTTCCATGTACTCTTAAATCTCCTTTTATCTTACCACTACCCGAGCCTGGAGTCTGCTCCCATTGTTCTTGGGTAGTTCTATTTAGGAGTTCTATTACTTGTCGCTCTCCTAAGTTTCCTTTTTGTCTGGGATTAACCATCTAGTCTACTAATCTCCTCTTCTTTTATTACTTCTATCTTATCCAATAATGGGTGTGTCCAGCCATGTGATACCATATAAGTATTTAGGTTTTCTTCTTTCAATAAAGTTTCTACTAACTTTTCTTTTCCTAACTCGTCTAATACATTTGTAACTTCGTCTAAAAATAATACATTGATTCTTGACTTAGAAATACTACTCATTAATTTACGAATAGCCAAAAGAGTAGAGGTATTAACTCTCGCCAACTCACCAGCACTAAGTGCTAGAATGTCTACTGCTTTACCATTATCGTCTATATTAACATTTAACTTATCATTTATAACAACAAACTCTAAACTAAAACGACCATCTGATAGTTCTGCAAGATACTCATTTGTAAGTTCTTCTAAATCTTTTACTAAGTTTTCTATCTTGTATGCTAGTAATCCATTGGTACTAAAAGCTTTTTTCAATATCTCTACACTTGTGTACTTGTCTTCTATACTTCCTATATCGGCAAGTAAGGTTTCTAACTCATCTTCAAATTCTTCTGTCTGTTCTTGCACTATACTTAATCTAGTATTATGTCTGTCTATCTCTGAGTTTCTATCAATAATATTTTTTATTTCAAACTGCTTAGATTCTATACTAGATTTAAGTTCTCTTATCTCTGATTCTAGATTGAGTGCATTAGGTATTTGACTTGGCAAGGTTTTATCTATTCTTGCAAAGAAGTCTTCCCACTCCTCAATATTACTATTAGCACTATGTAACTTTGCATTTATTCTTTCTTTCTCTACTATGCTGCTCTCTATCTTTTTAATTTCGTTACTGTTGTACTGTGCTCTTTTGTTATGCTCTTGATACTCTACTTCTACAAAATCTAAGTCTATATCTTGTGAGCAAGTAGGACACTCTCTATTCTCAGAGTTTTTTAAGTTTTCATACTTGTCTCTCATTCTTGTTTCATGAGATAGCTCTGACTTCCACGTACCTAAACTTTCTTTTAAGAATGAAGTGCTTTCTTTTTTATAAGTAGCTACTATCTCTTTGGCTTTAAGTAAGTCTATTGACTCCAACTGGTTTTTGTATAAATTATTTTGATTAATTTTTTTCGTAATATCGGAGATATTTTCAAACTCTAGTTGTAAAGAACGCAAATTCTTTTCATCTTCTTCATTTATAAATTCTATTTTTAATTTTGGCAATAACTCTATACTCTCGAGATTATTGTTTGAGAGCCATTTATTAATTGTATCAATTTTGCCTTGCACTCGTGAAACATCTGAACTCAAAGTTCTAGACAACTCTTTGAATACATCAAAGTATTTTACATAGTTATCTAACTGTAATAAATCTATTAAGAATTTTTTTCTGTTAGTATCTGTAGCAGTTAAGAATTGTAAACTAGCATTAGTATTTTGGTATACAATCTGTGAGAATGTCTTAAAATCTATTCCAAGTATCTCCTCTACTGATTTATAAGTGTTAGTAGCAGTATGACTAGAGATATCTGTTCCGTTCTTATATAACTTCACTTTTATACTAGCTTTACGAATTACATCAATTTTGTACTCGTCATCTTCTACACTAAAGTCTATGGATATATCATAACCATTGTTTACATGCCTATTCGGTATGTCTGCTTTTTTAATTCCTTTGGAGTTCTTATTAAATAATACTTCTTCTAGTATCAATGGTATAGAACTCTTACCTGCTCCATTAGTACCCACGAGCTGAGTTACACTACTATTGTCTAATAGTAACTCGTTGTCTTCTGCATAACTAAAACAGTTATTCCACGTCAGCTTCTTTAGCGTAATCACTGAATACTCCTAAAATTTGTTTAACTTTGTCGTCTCCTAACTCTAATATGTAGCTTAGGTACTCGTTTAATTCTTCTTCTATAGACATCTCTTTACCTAGTATCAGAGTAGCTTCTGTTTTTCGTTTTACTACTTTCTTATCTAATAATTCGCTATTCTTAATATTACTTAGGTCTGAGACATCTCCTTCAATCTCGTATATTGTATGGTCAAACTCTGTTTGTACCATTTCAGCAGGGTCTTCTACTGTTCTTCTTAACAGCTGAGGAAGAGTGAACTCATGCCAAGTCCAAGACCAATCCTCATCTATTAGTATATATCCTGTCTTAACATGATGTCTGTGAAAACTAGTCGTCATAGGACTACCTGGATATACTATGTTGCGTTGTGTATTGCTATGAGCATGTAAGTCTCCTGCAAACACAATGTCAAACTTATCAAATCTTTCCAAGTCTACTTCTGGTACTACATGAGGTGGTATCTCTCCACGAACATGAGTAAATAGTATAGGAGACTCAATAGATTCTATACTCTTTTTCTTGTGCAAGTCGGCATAGGGAAGAATAGTCCACAAAGGTTTTGCCTCTGCACCCCACTCTCCTACCCATGTCTCGTCCACTACTTCTACTAGTGGATTAATACTTGCTGTAACTTCTTTTAAGTTTGTAAAAAATGTTTTATTTTTACGAGTAGCCTCATGGTTACCATCAAAGATAACTGTAGGTACATTAACATTCTTTACAAACGTAAAGTAAAGACTCAATTCGTCCATAGTGGGAATTCGGTCAAACAAATCCCCACCTATGATATGCAGGTCAACATCTTCTTCAATTTCAGATACTTGATTAAAAAACATCTGATAACGATTCTTCGCCCATTCCAAAGGTACATTTTTCTGTCCCAATTTTATGTGCCAATCTGCAGTAAATAGAATCATATTACGAACTTATCCTCTTAAGAAATATCAAATTCATCGCTGATTGATTTATCAGGTTCTGAGTTAGATGCGCCTTCTCTAAGTCTGTCTAGAAGTTCTTTCTGAGCGTCTGGAGTTGGTCTTGTTAAGATTTCGTCCATAGACTTTAGCTCGGCCATTGCTTCTTGCTCTGCTTCAGTTAAAGGTCTTGGTTTACATTTCAATGCCTGTAGTTGATACTCAACATTATAAGCCATTGGTCCTGTTTTCACTCTTTTGAAGTGAACATCCCACCCTGTTTCAGGGTCTGTTGGGTCACCTAGGTCTTCTGCAGCAACCATAATTTGCTCTAGAAGTTTCTTTTTAAGGTTTAGAACCTTTACTTTTCCGTCGTGTATACACTGTATTGCATAACTCCAGCCGCATTTAAGCTCTGGGTGATATTCTCTAACCCAATCTTTCTCGACGTTGTTAAATGCTTCAGTGTTTCTATCGAACGATAGACATTCGAACGGTAAGTTTTTTCCATTCTCACCTTTTAGCCAGTAGACATATCTAGGTAAGATATCTCCGACCATTCTTACGATGTTGTCACCTTCTACATATTGGTAACTATCGATTTTATTTTTTTGGGCTTCGCCCTTAGCTTGATTAAAACTCAATGCCATTTCATTTCTCCTTTAGTGATTTCTTCAAACAGAAAATGTATTCTATCATTCTCTACTCGTAGTAATCTATTGTTTTTAATAACCTCTATCTTTCCTGAGAAGTGTAAGAGGTCTAGTGTAGTATCTTTTGTTTTTTGATACTCGTAATAGTTGCGCAGCGACGCGATACCTGCGTACTGAGCAATCTCGCTATCCGAATATCTCCTTCTTTGAATAAACAAACATTCAGGGTTAACAAGGAAACTGTGTCCATGAAAACTCTTTTGCCAATATTTATATATTCTGTCGTTCTTGTTTACTGGTGGAAGCTTATAGGTCAAAATATGAAGGATAGTAAGAATATCACCAACCTTATATTTGCTCTCTGTTTTAATCTTTTCCCAATTAAACAATATCATATATTATACCAAAATTATTAACTCGTGTCAAGAAATATTTTTCTATGCTATATGTCGGAAACATCATAGCCCTCTTTTATATAGTAACCCATTCTTGCATTAGCTTGCTTCGTAGCAGTTTTGCCAACGAGGTGCAAATCTAGAATAACAGGTTGAGGTTTACCCTCGTATACTCTTATAATTCTTCCTATAAGCTGTGTTAGTAGTGGGTCATTATTCACGGGAGTACCTAAAATTAGACAACTAAGACAGTCTAGGGATATGCCTTCGGAAAATATACTTTGTGTTCCAAACAATATGTCTTTCTTTTCTGTAAATATATCTTTAATAAGTTCAGCTCTTTTCTCGTGTGGAACATCCCCTGTTACACAGATTGCATTACTGCCTACCATCTTAGCACAACGCTTTAGAAAGTCAACTCTATCGCTAACTACAAGAACCTTGTGTCCAATCGCGGCATACTTGGCTGCCATAA